AGCGTGAAGTCGCAGCGCCTGCTGGAGGGCATCCGCTTCTCGGCACGACTGGCTGGCGCCATCCACACGACCGAAATCACCGGCACCCTTTCCTACAGCATTTGAGGACCTCGCCCATGGGCGTCAAGACCTACGACTCCTCGCAGGTGATCATCACCTTCGGGCCGCACATCATCACCGGCTACGCCGAGGACACCTTCATTTCCGTAGAGGAGATGGGTGATGGCATCAGCTCCGTGGTGGGTGCCAATGGTGAAAAAGCGCGTTCGATGTCCCAGAACCGCTCCCTTCAGATCACCCTGACGCTGCTGCAGACCAGCAAGAGCAATGACGTGCTGTCGGCAGCCGCTGAGTTTGACCGAGCATCCCATGGGCAGGGAGCGCTTCCGATGGCCATCACCGATCTCACCGGCCGCACGCTGATTGCGGACCCCAGCTCGTGGGTTGTGAAGAAGCCAAATTCGGAGTTTGGTGCCACCGTTGGCACCCGCGAATGGACACTCGAAACGTCCAACGACGCGATCTACCACGTCGGGGGTGCACGCTGATGGCCCGCCAGGAAGTGGTCATCGGCGCCACGACGTTCTACCTCCAGACCTTCGCGCCGCGCGACGCCCTGCGCATCTTCGGCGACCTCCAGAAGGACCTGCTCCCCAGCTTGGGCGGGGTGCTCGCCTCGGTGGCCAGTGAGGATGGCGGGGATATCAACCCCGAGACCCTGCTCGCCGGCATCAAGTCGTTCTCGGTCTCCCTGGACGGCAAGGCGCTCGACGCCTGGTGCGATCGCCTGATCGATCCGGAGCGCGTCACCTACGAAAAGAACGGCAAGGACGCTCGAAAGCTCACCAAGGCCAATATGGATGACGCATTCGAGGATTTCGCTGAGATCCTGGAGTTGCTGTTCCACATCATCAAGCTGAACTTCGCCGGCCCTTTGGGGCGCTGGCTCGGCCTCTCTGGTCCGGGCCTGAAAGAGAAGCTGGGCGGTCTGTTGGGCGGTTCCAGCCCGAGCTCGAGCGAGAGTTCCTGATCTTCCGCCCGGTTATGGCCGGGCACGTGACCATGACAGAGGTCAACCAAGGATCGGTTGACCTCATGGACCTCATCAAGATCAATGCCCTGATCGACGCCCGCGAGGCTGCCGAGGCCGCGGCATCGAAGAAAACCGGGAAGTAGCCATGGCACTCCGTGAACTCGTCACCCAGCTGCGATACGAGCTGAAGGACGGCAATCTCAAGAAGTATGTGGACGGCTACCGGAACGCCGAAAAGCAGATCAACACGGTCGCCAAGGCTGCTTCCCAGAGGCTCAACGGCGCTCTGCGGGAATCCACCCGAAGCATGGGCGAGATGAATCGCACCGGCGGTCGCCTCACCGGGATGATGCGCGGCCTGGTGCGCGAGACACGTGAGTTCGCCATTGGGCTGCGGCAGGGCGCCCGTCAGGGCTACGGGGAAGTGCTTCGCCAGATGGATCGGGTTGAGGCACGGCAGCGCCGCCTTCGCCGAACAGGAGCTGGCGGGGCCGGAGAACGCATGGGGTTCGGCGGCGGCACGCTGCAGGGGGCCATCCAAGGGGTCCTGGCCACGGTGAGCGGCAAAGCCATCATGGATGCCTCTGACGAGTGGTCAGGCGCTCGGTCTCGCATTGGCCTCCAAACAGGAGATTCGAGAACGCGGGATCGCTCGTCACAGTTCCTCTTCCAGAGCGCTCAGAACACTGGGCAAAGCTATTCGTCGCTGGCGGATACCTTCGTCTCCTTGGCGCGAGGGCGCGAATCGTTGGGCATTACGAACGATCAGACCCTGCTTTTGTCCAACACGCTGAGCAAGCTCTTGACGATCGGCGGCGGAAGCCAAGGGTCGCAAGATGCGGCCCTCACTCAGTTTGGCCAGGCCATGAACTCCGGCGTTCTGCGCGGCGATGAGCTGAATTCCGTAATCGAGCAGGCTCCGCGCCTGGCCCAAGCCATTGCCGAGTCGCTGGGGACCAGCGTCGGCAATCTCAAGAAGCTGGGAGAAGAGGGAAAGATCACCTCCAAGGCTATCGCGGATGGGCTCCTTCGACAGACGCAGAAGGTCGACGAATAGTTCGCCAAGCTCCCCATGACATTCGGCCGATCATGGACCCAGATCCGCAACAGCTTCGTGAAGCGTGCTGGTGAAATCAATGACCAGTACAAGCTCGCGGAGAGGTTCAACACGGTCGCTCAGTGGGTGATCAAAAACATGGCTGCGATCGGCGGTGCCATGGCTGCCATCGCCGGCAGTTGGGTCGTGGTGAAAATCTTCACGGCCCTCACTGCCGTGTTCAAGGCGCTCCAGAGCGTTGGTAGGCCGCTGCTTCTTTTCTTTGACCGGCTCGCCCGCGGGAACATCGCACAGGCCTTCTCAAAGTTCGGGTCGGCTGGGCTGCGGATCCTCAAGGTGGTGCGAGGTATCGGCATCGCGATCAGCGCCGCCGGTGCACTAGGTCTTGGGGTCTTTGCCGCGATTGCTGCTGTGATCGTTGCCGCTGCCCTGCTGATCTATAAGTACTGGGCACCCATCAAAGCGTTTCTCTTCGGGTTTTGGCAGGGGTTCGCCGAGTCTGCATCGCAGGCATTCGACGAACTGGCGTTGGCACTCCGGCCGCTTGGTCCGTACCTGGCGGCCGTCGTGGGTTGGCTCAAGGAGATGTGGTTGTGGTTCCTCAACTTGATCGCTCCAGTCAACGCGACGCAAGAAGAGCTGGACCAGGCGACTGCATCAGGCAAGAAGTTCGGGCAGGCGATGGTTGCCAACCTGAGGATGGTGATCGCTGTCATCGGGCTGCTGGTGCGCGGTATCGTCGTTGTGGGCCAGGTGATGGGCGCCGTGACCGGCGTCATTGGAGCGGCATGGGACGCAATCATCAGCCGCTTCCGCAGCGGCTGGGCGGCTCTCACGGCCGCGATTCCAGGGTGGGCCTTGAATGGCGTCGGAATCATGGGCCAGCTGGCCAATGGTGGCTCCCTGGCGAGTGTTGCCGCATCGAGCATGGTCACCGCCGGTCGCGGTAGTCAGAGTGTTTCGAACACGACCAATGCGACCGTCAACGTCACGCCTCCCCCGGGTGGCAGTCCTGCTGCGTACGGCGCTGCCGCCCAGCGGGGGACCTCGAAGGCTCTGAGCAGCTTCCAGTATCAGCTTCCGACTGCGGTCGAAGCGTTCTAACCCGGTGCCGCGCTGGTGGTTACCTCCCAGCTCGGCACCCACTACACAAGGCCAGATGGATCCTCATGGCAGACATGACCTTTTTCGACGGCTTCTCGTTCACCTGGGCGAGTGATGGTCCGGTCGCCACGCTCAGCCAGGAGGCGGTCAAGGTCGGGTGGAACTTCATTGGCCAGACGCCGCCGGCGGTGGAGCAGTTCAACGCAGTGCACCATCTGGATGGGCAGCGCCAGCAATGGCTGTTCGGTCAGCTCAAGGGCGTCACCGACGCGGCGGGCATGACGCTCGTGCCCGGCGATACAGGCACGCTGTGGGCCGCCCTCTACTCGAAGTTCAACATCGGATTCACCCCCGTTCAGCAGGGCGGCGGCGCGGGACAGTCCTCGAACAAGGTGCATATCGGGTGGGGCGGGAGCGCTGGGCTGAAGGCTCAGGTAGACGGGACTGACCTCGGTTCCTTCGTCTTTGCGAGTCGGCAGTTCACCGCGGGTGCTGGGCTCACCGGAGGCGGCACGTTCGGATCTGACCGCGTCATCAGCATGGGCACGCCCAGCACTATCACGACGAGCTCCTCGAACTCGGCGGGCGGGACAAGCCACAGTCACCAGCTGGACATCACGCTTGGTGATGTTCCCGGCACGCTTCCTGTCTCCAAGGGCGGGACGGGAGCAACGGCGGCCGGCCAAGCGCGCGCGAACCTGGACATGGGCACCTTCTTGAAGCTGGCGGAACTGTCGCTGGCGGAGAATGGTTTTGCACGGCTCGGTACAGATAACGGGCAGCAGGGCCTCATCCTTCAGTGGGGGCGATTTATCCCGGCTTCTGGCATGGCCGAAGGTCCGGGTCCGACCATCACGTTCCCGACTCTTTTCCCCGGTGCGTGCCTGACGGTGGTCACGTCGGAGCGAATCGCGGCGGGTAATGCCGGGATCGACGCCTTCCTCCAGATCGTGGGTGTCCCCTCGGCCACGCAATTTCAAACCTACATCCAGAAGCCAGGTGACGCCTCGGCCAACTGGTCTGGGATGTTCTGGTTCGCAATCGGGTATTGACCATGTCGCTTACCGCGTTGACGTTCAATTCGGTGTTCGGCACGCGCGCCGTCATCGGCACCCTGCAACTGGATGCGCTTGTGAGCGAGGACACCATCCTCGACAGCTACGCGACCATCTACCCGGTTGAGGACGGCGGGAGCATCACAGACAACGTCTCCAGCGACGCCGAGAAGCTCTCGCTCACAGGGCAAGTTACCTCGGCTGAGATCACGGTCTATGGCGCAGGCGGTTGGCAGAAGCTGATCCAGGCCAAGGACGTGTTCCGCCAGCTGCACGAAGCTCGGACGCCGATCAGCATCTCTACCGGCATGGACAACTACACCGATATGGTGATGGAGCGTTGCAGGATTGGGCGCTCAAACGAGGGGGATCACTTCACTGTCGAGTGCGACTTCCGGAAGATCCTTAAGGCGCAGTTGCAGACCGATACGGTTCCGGAAGACAAGGCGGCCGTAAGCGCCAAGGGCAAGGCTGGCTCCACCCGCACCAGCGGCGGAAAGGTCAATGCCGCGGACCTTAGCGAGAAGCAACAGCAGGCGGCTACCGACTACGTCAACGCCACGCTGGGCATCGGCCCGCGCGTACGTCCCCCGGGTGTGATGTGATGTTCAGCATTCCCACGATCGACGCAAACGACCAGCTGCTGGAAGTTGAGCTGGACGGCGAGACCTTCTTCGTTCGCTTGAGCTGGAACAGTGAGGCCGCGTTCTGGGTCATGGAGATCCAGAACTACAACCAGGAGACGCTGGTGGCCGGGGTCATCGTCGTGCCGAACGTCCCGCTGCTTGCGCGCTTCCACTACCTGGATGTGCCGCCGGGAGAGCTGATGGCTCTGCTGCCGGGCGACGACAGCAGCATCCCCCGTGACGGCTTTCTCACTGGGAAGGCAAGCCTGATCTACATGACCGAGGCGGAAGTGTCGGCAATCAAGGGAGGGCCGCGCTGATGGCTCGTTTCCGTCGCACCTTCCGCCTCGTCGTTGGCCCGGCCGGAGGGCAGGGCATCACCATCCAGCCGCCGATGCAGATTCAGTTCGATGTCACCAAGGACTCGAAGGAGGATCCGAACGTTCATTCGATCCGGATCTACAACCTCAAGGAATCGACCCGCGCGGCCTTGGAGAAGCCGGACCTCCGGGCGTACCTGTATGCCGGGTACGAGGAGGAGAGCGGCGGAATCTTGCTCGCTGCGGGTACTGTGGTTGACTCGTTTACCCGGTTTGACACGCCTGATGTGGTCACCGAGCTGGCCGTAGTGGATGGCTACGGCGAGCTGCGCGACAGCGCGGTCAGCTTGAGCTATGGGGCGGGAGCCAACTCGGCGACCATCATCGAAGCCGTGGCCCTCCAGATGGGACTCGTGCTGAACATGCCGCGGTCCTTGCAGTCGAGGACCTGGGATCACGGCTTCAGCTTCTACGGCCCGGCACGCCAGGCACTGCACAAGCTGTGCCGGGGCTCTGGTGTCGAGTGGTCGGTCCAGAACCACACCCTGCAGGTCGTTGCCGTTCGCGGGACCACGGAACGCTCCGTGGTCGTGCTGCGTGCGGATTCGGGGCTGATCGGCTCGCCCGATCGCGTTCGCGAGTCGGCGCGGGAGATGGACGCCAGCGCCGAGCCGGGCACGGCCAAGAAGAAAAAGAAAAGGGACCGAAGTGTGGCCGCGACGATCGTGTCCGAGCGGCAGCGCCGCGACGGATGGCGGGTGCGGTCGCTGCTGCTGCCGTGGATCAACCCCGGCGACCGTGTCCAGATGGACAGCCGACAGGTTCAGGGCCTGTGGCGTGTCGAGTCGGTGTCCCACAACGGGGACTACCAAGGCGGCGACTGGACGACCGAAATGCACCTTGTGGAGCGTGTGGGATGAGCCAGGCCAGCGATATCCGCAGACTGATCGCCACCGAGCTGGCAGATGTGCATACGTGCTTGCCGGGCAAGATCGTCAGCTTCGACGGCCTCGCGGCGGTAGTGCAGCCCTCTCTGAGCAAGGCTCTCGCATCGGGAGACGACTTGCCGGCTCCGCAGATTGTGAGCGTGCCGGTCTGCTTCCCGCGCGGCATGGGCGGCAAGGCCATCATCTCCGTGCCGCTGGGCGCCGGGGATGACGTCCTCCTGCACTTCTCGGAGCGTGCTCTGGAGAACTGGCTTTCGGGCAAGGACGGTGCCCCTGGCGATCCCCGCATGTTCGACCTGTCCGACGCCTTTGCCACGCCGGTATGCCGGCCCGGAGGTAGTTCGGTCGACACGGTGAATCTCGTGGTCCGTCTGGATCAGGCCAGCATCACGATATCGCCCGATGGAACAGTGGTGATCTCAACGCAGGGCGCCGCCGAAGTGACCGCGCCAGCAGGCCTGACGATCAACGCTGACATCACCGTCAACGGCATGATCGAAGCAACCGGCGATGTGACGGGCGGCGGGATCAGCCTCATGCACCACCGCACCACGAACGTCACGCCGGGCACCGGCATGTCAGGGGAGCCAGCGCCATGACCCTGGACCTCAAACTCAACGCAGGCCATGACCTCGCGGTCGAAAAGACCAGCGCCGTTCTGGTAGACGGCGCCGCGCGGATCAAGCAACAGATCAAGGTGACCCTGCTGACCTGGCTGGGCGAGTACTTCCTCGATACCACGTTCGGCGTGCCCTACCTGGAGTCGATCCTGGTGAAGAAGCCCAGCCGAACCGAGATCGAGGCCGTGCTCCGCAGCAGCATCAACGACGTGCCAGGCGTCTCTCGGGTCAACACCATGGAGCTGACGATCGACCGCGAGCATCGCTCGCTTCAGGTCATCTTCGAGGCATCGACCCTTGAGGGCCTTGTGGCCGACACCATCAATCTCTCGGAGTAGTTCATGGCCGACTTCGGCGTTACACCCGCCGGCTTCATCCGCAAGCGCCTGGCCGACATTCGGCCGGAGATCATCGCGGCGCTGCGGAACAATCTTCAGGTTGCCGGCCTGCCCGGTGACATCGAGACCCGGCCGGATTCCGTGCTCGGCATCTTGATCGATACCTTCGCCGAGCGCGAGGCCGCGGTCTGGGAGCTGGCCGAGGGCGTCTACGGCGCCATGTACCCCAGCACTGCCAGCGGCGTGAATCTGGACAATGCCGTGTCCCTGACCGGCGTTGTCCGCGAAGGGGCGACCAGCTCCCGCGGTTATGTCGTGCTGTTCGGTGAGGGGGGCACGACGGTGCCGGCTGGCTCGCAGCTCCGCAATGTCGAGACTCAGGAGGTGTGGAAACTCGGCGACGAGGTGCGCATCACCCGGTCCAACACGGCGCGTGCCACGATCGGGCTGGTCGGCGCGCCGGCGGCGGGCACCTACACGATCTACATAGATGGCGTCCCCTACAGCTACGCGGCGGGTATCGGCGAGAGCACGACGCAGATCCTCCTGGGTATCGCCGCCGCAATCACGGATACCACGATCACCGTGGTGGCCACCGGCGCCGAGCTGCAGCTGACCGCACCGGCGGGAACGGGCTTCCCTCTTGGCATTACGCCAAACCTGCGGGTCACCGGCCTCGGTAGCCCGGCTCTGGCGGAATCCCTCAATCCTTCCACGCTGGGTGCGGAACCTGACACGCTGACGGAGATCCTGACGGTGGTGAGCGGTTGGGCCGCGGTGACCAATCCCTCGCCGGCATCCTCGGGCGCGATCGCGGAGAGCGACTCTTCGCTGCGCAATCGGTACGGCACTGGTCTGTATGCGCTCGGCGGCGCCACGCTGCGGGCGATCATCGCCCACGTCCGGTCCAAGGCCGCCGGAGTGACCAACGAGGTCGCCTACGAGAACACTGGCGACTACACGGACATGTCGCGCCGGCCGCCCCACTCGGTTCATGTCATCGCAGAAGGCGGGCTGGACGTGGAGATCGCCCAGGCGATCTACGATGCGAAGGCCGCCGGCATCGATACGCACGGTGCTTTTGCCGTGCCGGTCACCGGTGCCCTGGGCCTCCAGACCGTTGTGCGGTTTGATCGACCCGTGCCCGTCTATGTCTGGATCAAGGCGGACATCACGCTGCTTGACCCCGGCGAGCAAGCTTTCCCCGATGCCGGCCTGGTCGACATCGAGGAGGGTCTGGCAGCGTTCGGTGGTCAGCTCGAGATCGGCGATGACGTGGTGTGGCAGTCGTTCTTCAGGGCCGTCTACTCGGTCCCGGGGGTCGCCTACGCTAATCTGACCTTCGCCACGTCCACGGATCCGGCGATCGCGCCTGCGCCTGGCGCTTACCACGCGGCCAATATCACCATCCAGCCGCAGCAGCGCGCAATGTTTGATGCCAGCCGGGTCGAGGTGAGCAATGGATCTTGACCAGGACCATGGACGCATTGCCTGGTCAAACTGGACCGCGCAGTTCAAGGACTCGCCGCGGCTCCGGTCTGTGGTCATGGCGTTGCTGCAACCCTTCACGGCGGTGCAGGGGGCCTTGAAGCAGCTGCGCGATGATCGCTGGCTGGACGCCGCTGTCGGGGCCCAGCTGGACGGCCTCGGGGATCTGCTGGACCGACCGCGTCGCATCACAAACACGCGGGCCATCTGGCATTTCGGCTTTCAGGGGCAGCCGAACATCGGCGGGTTCGGGGAGTTCCCCTTGTATCGGGTGGGCGCGGGCCTGTTCACCGGCGGATCCACACTCGATGACCAGAACTATCGCCGCCTGTTGCGCTGGAAGGTCCTGGTGGACAGCGGATTCGGTACTGCGGCCCAGATCGAAGGGGCATTGCGTGTGCTGTTCGCCGTGGATCGGATCGCGGTCGAAGACCTGGGGAATGCGCGAATCCGGGTGCACATCGGCCGCAAGGCGACAGAGGACGACTACTTTCTCGGGAACGTAGGTCAGTGGGTGCCGTCGGCCGCGGGCGTGGCCTTGGAGTTTCGAACCTATGAGGCTGACGATTCCTTCGAATTTGACACCTCCAAGTATCTGCAGCTGCTGATGGGCAGCGACGGCGTGCCCCTGCTGGGGCGTGACGGCTATCAACTTATTGGAAAGGGGTAACACCGTGGCAGAGAAAGAGCTCAGCCAGTATCAGGACATTACGGCGATTGGGGCGGGTACGAAGCTGGCGGTACTGCAAGGAGGCATGAACGCTCAGGCCCCTGCTTCGGTGCTGAAGGTGTTCGTGGAGGGCCAGATCGAAGCATCCGGACTCCCTGCCGAAGTTGAGGCGCTTAAGGCGGGTCAGGCGGGGGGGGCCATCGGAGAATCGACATGGTCGAGGCTCATCTCCGTCGAACCAGGCATTAGCCAGCCGATCGGCGCGCAGGCGGATATTTCGATGGCCACCGACTCGGGATCACATGTAGATCCTGTCAAGCCGGGAGCACAGGTTGTCCCCAATTATGGTCGATTCGTCAGGAGATCCTCTTCTGCGACTGGATGGGAGTGGCTGCGTGGCGATCTGCTGCTGGATAAGTCCGATTACTCGCAGGTCGACCTGCAGCTGGAGCTGATCACCACCACGCTGAATGGGTCTGGTTCTGGAAGTTCATTCTTCAAGGGCTTCGTACCCGGCAGTGGAGGGCTTCTCAACCTCCACTTCTCTGCCGGGGCCATCGGCATCCGAGATCGACGCGGTGGCGTGACCGTACATCGAGAAGTTTCATTGGCGTCTGATACGGTCTATGCCGTCGGCGTTGGTCAAGTGCTGATCTGGGACTTCACTACGAATGAAATGGCGGTGCAGAACAATTTTTCTGCTCGCCCCTCGAGCTATGCTCTGCTTGCCTACAACAAGTTTGGACAGATCGTCTCCGGCTTGTTACAGGGAGTCATCCTGCGGATGGCCGACGACCTCCGTGAATCTCAGCTTGTGGTGGCACCGTGGTACACGGACGGAATCATTTCGTCGGGCGTCGTTCCCATGAGTGTCAACCTAGCGGCATCAGCGCTTTTTCTCGTCGCAGCAAGTGGCAAGCAGCTTCAAACCATTGCCGCAGGGACGTACGCGGCTCCGTTCAGCATCCCGGTGAACTCTGTTCTCCTATGGGATTTGGTTCAGAACGTCATCGCTGTATACCCCAACAACGGCACCAAGCCGATGCCGCATGTGCTAATGGCGAATTGCCGCACCGGTGGTTATGCCACCACTGGACATCTGGCTCAGACTAGAAACTCATTCAACTCGATCGGGGACCATGCCGCACTGTCGGTTGTGAACTCTCGCACCAAGCTCCTGTACTCGCATCTCACCTTCTCACGTGACAGCAGTGGCGCGTCGCCGATTTCCGTGGATGGGGCCACCGTGTCGGCCACAGGGCTGACGATGTTCGCTCTGGGCTGGAATGGCTCCAACATCAAGCAGATCAGCCCGGGCACTACTGGAGCTATTACGACGAGCTGGGCTTTTGCTGACAATGAAGTTCTGATCTGGGATTGGGACACAAATACCGTTCGGAAGATCGGAAACAATGCTGTTCGCCCGGCCCAGTTCGCCACTCTCCTGATGCGCAAGAACGGCGCATTTGTGTCGGGCGAAATGCTGCCACTGGTGAATGAGGTTCGCACTCCTCAGTACGCTTTGGCCGATAGCCAGGCTGACAGCACGGAAAGTCGGTGCATCGTTGTGCGAGGAAAATTCTCCGCACAAGGTCTCACCATCGTCAGGGATCGAGTCTGGTCCTTCGATGCCGCTCCAGCCGACCATAGCGCTCCAGCTAATATCATCCGGTACTGGGCGGACCTGGAGGGTGGATTCGGCGGTGCTGGAAACCTGACCCACAACTTCGGCCATGTTGCGACGGCGGACTTCAACTCGCGAAATGGCGTGCTGCTGATGGGTAACGGGGAAAGCTCCACCAGCGTACTTCCACGCGTCGACCTGCTTCTTGATGCGACTAGCTACTCCGATGGAGCGTTCCTCAACTTCAACGATCCAGTCGGCACGCCCCGTGTCTCGATCGAATTTTTCGTTCGTGGTCCCGGCGGCGCAGTGACAAAGGAGATCGGCGGGAGCGGCGCGGTCTGCTGCTGGGGAGAGGCAGACCACGTCATCTACTTGATGACCGGTCAGGGGACTTACGCCCACCGCATCTTCAAGGTTGTGCTCGGTATGGGCTCCAATGACTTCAGTGACAGCACTGGCACCGATTTGACGAGGTGGGGCACGTTCGTTCCTGATCTTTCAGATGACGAGTACAACGGAACAGCCTTGGTGTACCAGGTGTACACAGGCAAGGAGTACAACGTTTCGCAGGGCATGTGCTTCCACGATGGAAAGCTCTACTACGGAATCACATCGACCTCCCAAGCGCTGGAGGTGATCGAGGTGTCCATGCGGGAGAACGGGACTTTCCGTACCGGCCGAAAGTTCCGCTACGATGCGATCAAGCGGGACGGGACGCGGAACGATATTGAGACGGAGGACTGCTGCATTTTCGGTGGTCGCTATCTCTTGGCAGGAGGCCGGCATAGTGGCGAGTACTGGTGGTGCTTGTTCCCGCTCTACAACGAGATGGGAGGGATTTCCGATGTTGGTGCCGAGGTTATGTTCCCGTTCCCGTGCAACCAGATCCCTCAGCCGCTCATCAGCCCGATTGGCGGTGCAGCAGACCTCAGAATCGACAGCTTGGATCGGGAGGGTTTCACCGTGAGCTCGATCGCCGGAGGCGCCGGGAAGTACCACTGGGCTGCCCGGATCTCCTGAGCAGCCGGGGCACAAGGAAGTGCCCTGGGTTAGAATTCGCCCCTCAGGAAGGGGGAAGTATGCGTAACACAAGGATCGACGCAGCGAAATTCGTGCTCATGGTGCTGGTCGTTGCAGGTCATCTGATCGAGTGGTTGCCATTGGACTCAGGTCAGGTGCTGTACCGGTGGATCTACATGTTCCACATGCCGGCGTTCGTGTTTCTTTCCGGACTAGTGTGTGCTGACGTCCTTGATGTGAGACGCGCAAGAGCGCTTGTCGCTTTCGTGGTTCTTCCCTATTTGGCCCATCAGCTGGCCACGAATGGGATGGTCTCAGTGCTCGGCAATGAGCCTTTTTCCTACCAGATCAGCAACCCCTACTGGGCGCTTTGGTATCTGGTGAGCCTGTTCTGCTGGCGGCTTCTGCTTCCTGTGATGGTCGCCACGGGTGCGCCTGTCTTCGTGGCCATCTGCATCAGCTTGCTCTCCGGCTTGGCCCCTGAGTTCAACCATTCCTGGTCGATAGGGCGGACAGCCTCGATGCTCCCGTTCTTCGTCCTAGGCCACCTGTTCGCCAAGGGTGGCGGGCCTAGGCTTCCGTCGGCAAAGCCTATCGCCGCTGTTGCCATGCTCTTTGCCATAGGTGCCGCCGCATACCTTTCCCGCGGAGTTTCCCTTCAGTGGCTGTGGGCGCACACGCCTTACGAGGGGTTCGGAGTCAGCCCGGGGCAGGGGCTTGCGCTGCGTGCTGCGCAGCTCGCGCTGGGTGTAATTGGGTCCGCTGCCGTCTTCATGTTGATCCCGGATTCGGCTAGGCTCGCGGCGCTCGGGCGCCAGTCACTTGCGATCTTCATTGGGCACATCTACGTCCTGAAGGCGATGTACGCATTCGGCATCATCGCTCTGATGGCAACGCTCCAGCTTCCTGTGAAGGTCGTGGCGGTGTCGGTTCTAGCGCTTTTCATCTCGGTTGCATGCGCTGCTGGCGGACGAATCTTCCCCTGGGCGTTTGACTTCAGCTGGCTCTTGAACATGGTGGACAGGATAAAGAGCAGGGCTGGTACAGGGGCCGGCGCCAGCATTTGACCCCAGTGGGTGGTCAGATGGCCTGTAGCAGGGCATCGGTATTGTTCCGGGGCATGTTCACTGCCCGGCTGACGCGATAGGCCTCCATCGCCGGCGGCTCGCTGGCCAGCTGCATCGCCACCGTTTCAGCCCCTAGTGGCTCAGGTGATCGGCATCCGTGGGTGCCGGACGAGACCCGCTGCCAACGCGGTCAATGAACTCAGAAAATCTAGCCAGGCTGACAGCCTGACGATTTTCACAATGCGGGCAGGCGAGAACGGCTCCTCCCGCAATGGCAATCAGGCCCCGGCCAGGCAAGGCGTCAAACGACCAGCCGCACGGCAGGCATCGGCACTGAACGCTCGTTACTTCAAGGAGCCGCCCAGCCTCGTCTGCCTGGCCAGCGACGTCAACGAGATAGAACTGTCCGGTGTTGGGCATGGGCCTCTGTGGTTGGCGACGGGGCCGGGATGCCTCGAACGTGAATCATAGCCGTCCGCTTGTTAAGGTTCGGCAGATTTCGTCGCTCACGGATCCTTGAGCGGGCCGTGGTGTAATCCGGCCATGTGCTACTCCGCTCAAATCAAGGCCGATTACCACAAGCTGGTGCGCGAGTTCGGCGCAGTCGTGTCTATGGACGAGTTCGCGGCGCTGTATGCCCACGATCCCGGCAAGAAGCGGCCAAAGACGCCGAAGGCCATGGATGATGCATTTGCCGCGGGCAAGACCCCTGCCGAGCGTTCGGTGTGGGCGGAGATCCAGGACTGGAACGCCGGCGATGCCACTGCCTTTGAGCAGGAGCTGTTCGCCCAGAAAACCCGCCTGGTCAACGCCGAGCGCGCGCTGCAAACCAAGGTCACGAAGAAGGCCGAGAACGACGTGCGGGTGGCCACCAACAAGATCGCCCGAGCCCAGGGCAAGCTGGCCGACCTCCGGCGCACTGAGGACGTGGCACGGGACTCGCGCATCTTCCCCGGCGTGTACGGCACCGTGGTCGTGTCGGAGGGCGGCAGGCGAGTGGTGAAGCCGATGCGCTACCAGTGCCGGCTTGCCGGCAAGCCGGCAAGCTATGACCAGCGCTACCCCGGCACCTACAACGCCCGGCGCGACAGCCTAGAGGGCTTCTGGCGGCCGGCTTTCGGGCACACGCACGCGCTCATGGTGGTGGACACCTTCTATGAGAACGTGGAGGGGCCGGATGGCGGCAACCAGGTGGTGCAGTTCACGCCCCGCACGGGCGATCCGATGCTGGTGGCCTGCCTGTGGTCGCACTGGGTGGACCCGGCCGGCAAGGAGCCCGATCTGCTGTCCTTCGCCGCAATCACCGATGACCCCGAGCCCGAGGTCGCCGAGGCCGGCCATGACCGGACGATCATCAACATCAAGCCCGAACACGTGGATGCCTGGCTCAACCCCAACCCGGCCGACTTGGGCGCGCTCTACGCGATCTTCGACGACAAGCGGCATCCGTTCTACGAGCATCGTCTGGCGGCGTAGGGCAGCGCCCACACTGTCTTACGCAGTTGGCCTATGGTCCGCGGCATCGCCGCGACCCATCATCGATATGCCGGATCCGGGAGCCGCAGGCAGCTCAGCCCGGATGCCGGGGCGCCTGAGCAGCGCGCCGCAGGCACCTTTGCAGCTTCCTGGCAGGGCTCCCAGAACCTCAGTTCCAGGCCCCTTATCCTGCTGGTCTTCCCAATGAAAGTTAGTCCCGCTCCGGTCCCCCGGTCTCGAAAGAAATCTGCTTCATAAGTGCGGGCGCCGAACCCTTTTCCTTGGCTCCTCTTAATCTTGTGAACCAGTAGGAACGACTTTGCATAGTTCAGCGACTTGGGGTACGTGGAGTCCGAAATCCTTATAGGTGTGATCGTCATTCACGATCCATAGGAACCTGAACTCGTTCTGCGGGCCGAAAATACTTGGGCTTTTGACAAATCCAAGTTCGCCTGGCGCCGGGGCAAGGCCTTCGAAATAGGGGTCGGAGTAGGTGACGTGATTTCGGTTGCCTAGTTTCAACAATCCGATGGTGCGCTCAAGAGCCTTCGTCACGCGGTGGTAAAAAAGATCAACGTCCGATATCTGGACGCAGTGGCGCCCAAATTCCATGAGCAGCTGTTCATCGGAGTAGGGGGCAAGCGCTGTGGAAACAAGGTAAGCGTTCTCCATCGTCCTGGTAGCGAAGCAATTGTGGAAGTTCACCCTGACGTCTCGACCTAGCTTGAAGCCTGCCATTGATGCAAAGCGTGCAACACTTGGATCCTCTAGTGTCCCGCCAATCACGCCGCTACCCAGAGTGATCTTTCCCTCAGCTTTGTCGCCACGAAGTCTGTCTTCGCACCTACGGCAGTGCTCTAGGGTGCTGAGCCACACAGTACCTTCGGTGAGCGCTTTAGCGTGATCTGAGTCCTGAAAGTGCTTAAAGACGCGCATGGTTAAGTCCTTTTGTCCCATCAATTAGTTAACGCTCTGCGGAACATCCGGCGTGGTCAAACCTTACCATCGGTCTGGACGCGGAAGCGATCCACCTTAATGACAAGGGGTGACCCTCCGAATTCAACGCGTAGAGAGATCCCTAGGCAATCGACACAGCGACTTGCCGAAGCTAGTCAATTAGGATCGCCGAGGGGTAGCTCCAGCGTGTCGCCCTTTTTGGGGAGTACCTGATCGACCATTTTCACGTAGCGCTGCCACCCATGACCGCTCGCAATGGCCAGCCGCTGGAACATGATCAGTGAGTGGAGGTGCTGCGCCAGGAGTGGATGCCCGACGTCGTCGGATAGCCACTGATGAAGCTTGTTGCCGCGGACACCGTTTTCGTTCTTCGGCGTGCGCATCTCCAGCTCTGTCAGCACCCCCGTCCCGAGCCGGTCATACACGAGATCGCGCGTGTAGTGGGCAACCACGCTAAACCTGTTCTTCTTCATGCCAGGCCACGGCCAGCCTTTTAGCTTGTAAATGTTCTCGTAGAATTCATCCGGGAAACGCTTGCTCCACGCGGCTAGTTCCTTTCGCAGCACTACGTCCAGGTACTGCTGCAACGCATCGCGCGGTCGCACCTCCTGGTAGCCAGTGGCCTCGTCGACTAGCGCAATGATGCCCAGCTGAGAAAGGGCGCGTACGAGAACCTCAGCCTGCTGCGCTACCACCAACTGGGTGGCAGTGAGTGCTTGATCAACTCGTGCTCGTAGATAGATGTCGCAGACCGCGGGCAGAGCCTCGGCCCTAAATGCTTCCGACACCACTCCTTTCGTACTTCGTACTTCGGTCCCGGTCAAAATCTCCTTCAAGTCATTGTTTATAAAGGAGTGGAGATTGGCCGCCTCCAAAAACACAGGCAATTCGGTCCCGGCATACTTACGGCCGCGCCACGGTCTTTTGAGGGCCTTCATGATCCCGCGCGTGCTGATGTAGCGGTTGCCATCCTCCAGCACGTAGCAGGTGATCGGAACGCCGGCGATGGTGAGCGTCCCCTCATGAGTCGCTTTCTTCGCGCTGCCCCACCTGGCTTCCGCGGCCTTTTTCGCGATCTCCGAGCGCTTTGCGCTGGAAAGAGCTGTTGCCCGCGCCTTGCCGCCTGCGGACTGTGGGGTATCGGTCGAGCTTTCGTCGGTCATCGCAAGCACTCCGTCTCAAGATGCTTGCAGTATGCGCAAGCAAGCATGGTGAAGCAATATGCATGCAATTGGGTCGCAGTCCTTGAGACGGCCGGGCGTATCCTGCGGGCATGCTCCCTCCCGACTTCCGCTGGCGCTCGGTCGCCAGCCGCGCCGATCAACTTCCCGATGCCATCTACTGCGGCATGACGGAGGTGTTGCGCCTGTCGCAGCGCGTGGACGATAAGGTCTGGTGGGTCGAGGTGGACCGTCATCTTGACGACCAGCACCGCGGCCGCAGGATCTGCACCAGCTACGAGCAGGGGGTGATCGGGTCTGAGCTGTGGGCGGTCAGGCATCAGCAGCGGCTTCGCTTGGAGATCGATCAGCGCGAAGTGGCCCGCGCTGCCCAGCGAAAGAATCGGACTTGGTAGGCAGTCAGCCCGCGTTGCCTCCGTATCGGCGCGTGCGACCGCCGGCGGTGACAGTAGCTGCATGGATCAGAAGAGCATGGGCAAGGCGCGCTGGGCGCGCGCGAGGGCGGCTTCGCTATGGCAGCAGGCCGACGACCTGGACAGGAATCACAGCGGCGACTGGCGGGCGAGGGCGACTCGCCGACGCGGCGCTGACCGCCTCCGCGCCGAGGCCGCGCGGTTCGACGGCATCGCCAACCGACTGCAGCCCTTCGAAGACGATCAGGCCGCCTGATCCGGCCGCAGTGCTACGACGTTGCCGGTGCGCAGGCGGTCTAGGTAGTCCGCCCACTCCTGCATCATGCGCACGCGCTCGGCCATATGGGTCGTGCGGTTGTAGGCCCGGCCGTTCGGGTCGCGCACGGCGTGCGCCAGCTGGTGCTCGATGATATCGGGGCGGAATCCCAGCACCTCGTCCAAGATCGTGCGCGCGGTGGCTCGGAACCCGTGGCCGGTCATCTGATCGCTCTCAAAGCCCATCCGCCGGAGCGCAGTGTTCACTGTGTTTTCGCTCAACGGCCTCTGCACGCTGTTGCGGCCGGAGAACACGTACCTGCCCCGGTTGGTCAGCGGGTGGATCTCCCTCAGTATGTCCAGGGCCTGGCGCGACAGCGGCACCAGGTGCTCGGCGCGCATCTTCATCCTGTCGGCCGGGATGAGCCACACGCCAGCGTCCAAGTCGAATTCGGTCCACTCGGCCTGGCGCAGCTCTCCCGGCCTCACGAACACCAGCGGGGCGAGGGCGAGCGCCCAGCGCGTGACTGGCCTGCCCTGATAGGCGTGGATAGCGCGCAACAGCGGTGCCAGCTCCTTCGGCTCGGCCAAGGCGGCGTAGTGGCGCCTCGGCTTTGGCTGCAGCGCACCGCGTAGGTCGGCGACCGGGTTGCGCTTGGCCAGGCCCGAGGCGATGGCATAGCGCATGATCTGCCCGCAGTTCTGTATCACCCGATGGCCGGACTCGATGGCGCCGCGCCGCTCCATGCGTCGCGCGATCGACAGGAAATCCGGCGTCTCAAGTTCGGCAGCCTGCCGGGAGCCAATCCACGGGAACACGTCGTTCTCCATCCACGCTTCGACCTTGATGCGGTACGACGGCGCCCAAAGCCGGCCCTTCATCCACTCCCGTCCGATTGACTCGAACGTCAGCGCGTCCAGTCCGGCCTTCGCCGCAGCGGCGTCCTTCTTCTGCTGGCTTGGGTCCGTACCTTGCGCGAGCAGACGGCGTGCGTCTTCCCGCCGGTTGCGTGCCAAGGCGAGCGTGACCTCCGGATACACGCCGAGCGCCAGGCGCTTCTCCTTGCCCCCGAAGCGGTACTTCAGCCGCCACCACCGGCCACCTGCCGGTGATATCTCCAGATAGAGACCACCGCCGTCGAAGAGCTTCTGAGTTTTGCCGCTCGGCTTGGCGCGCCGAATAGCGAGATCGGAGAGTGGGGGCAT